TGTAATACTAATACGCATGCGTTAGTATCTCTTGCAAGATACTTCAACTCTTTCATTACTTGTCGCATGCCAGCAAACTCTTCGTGTCCATCTATCGCTATGTCCATAAGATTATCTACTACGATAAGCGTTGGACTTCTACCCCACATAGTTTCAAATGCTGATACCTCATCATCTAAATCTTTAAGTGTAGGGCTAGGTTCAAATGACCAATAGAGATTAGAGAACTCTCGCAAGAACTCTTGTGCTTTGGCTGGTTCTGTCTTGAGCATGTACTCAGCATGTGCTTGTGTTATCTTTGCTTTCATAGAAAGCAAACGCATAGCCATTGTATGTGCATTAGTATCAGCAGAGAAATATAATGTAGGTTGTTTTAGTCTTGCTGCGATATGTAATGCAATAGATGACTTGCCTGCTCCAGGTGTACCTGCAATTACAGTTACCTCTGCGCGTCTAAGTATCATGCCTTCTCTTTGAAACCCTTGGAAGGGAGGGGCGAGTGGTTCGCCCCCCACTTCAGGCTTGCCTATACTACGGCGTAATGTTTTCATTTATGCCTTTGTTTGGTCGGCTTGGAAACTATTCCATTCTGGTTGATTTGCTTTGATGTATTGAGTGGTGCACTTAGTCATGTCACCTTGCTTAGCAGGACAGAAGTGGCCCTTGTATGGGCCAAACTTACCTGTTAATCCATGGATGCGTGTCATCATACCGTGAGGACATACACGCTGACCATCAGTTACATTAGCGTATGCTGCTGGAACAAATGGTGCTACTTCTGTTGCACCGAATGATGTAGCAATTGCTGCTATCTGTGGGTTAGGTGGTACTGCTGTGTTAGTAGGCTTGACTGCTGCTTCTAACTCATGCACTGCTGATGCTAGTGATGCTAATGATAGGGCTACTACTTGGTCTAGTTCTTCGCCGTTCTCGGCGCGAACAGTAACAAGAGAACCTGTTGCTGTCTTAACTGTGATGCTGATAGGTGCTTCGGTACTTGCCATTTATTCTCCTTGAATAGATGTTACTAGGGATTTTTTTCCATCTCTAAAGGTACGGACTTTTATTGCTAACTCTATACCTTTCCAACCTTGTTTGATGTCAACGAAATGCAGTTCACATTTACCACTACCTGCTGGTAGATGGACAATGATTCCCTTATCTTGGTTGACACCACCCCAACTACCACGGACTGCCGTGGCAGGGTCATACGGCAGGCCGTGCGCATACACGGCTAACTGCATAGCAATCTTGTTTGGATACGAGATACTGCCTGTCTTTAGGTCAGAGATAAACAACTCACCTTTGTATTCAACTATGCGGTCAGGTGTGCCAGCAATCTTATACTTATCTAACACACAAAACTGTTCAATGAATACATTGTTAAAGTGTTTAGTTGCATCAGCGTATGCTTGTATGTCTGCAACATAATCTTCTGGTATCACGCCAAGGTTTTCGCCCCTGTCGTGCTTCTCTGTCAGTGTGTGTATGGCTGTACCTATAGTAGCCTGTGCTGTTGCACCTGCTGCTTCCATTGCATCTTCAACTAACTTATCCATCTCTAACTTGTTGTCTCTCGCTGCACTTGCAGCCAACAGTAGGTCAGGACGCAGTGTTAATCCTGCTGCAGCCATGCGCAACTTCCATGCTACTAGTGCAGTGCCATCATCTAATGAACCTGCAACTGTAGTAGTGCGTGTATACGGTACTGCTTTGCCACCCTTAGGTGGCACTACCATAGGTCTACCGTATCTATCTCTTGTTATCTCTACTGTCATAGTTCTCCCTTGTTAAGTAGATTAGAGGAGCAGGAACAAGGAGAGAACCAAAACCCTGCCACCTCTAACCTGCCCTCATCATAGCATAGTGTGACGGACTATGTATGATGATGCTGGCGTGTTGCGCCGAGTTTAGTAGTCTTCTTCTACATCATTAACTTCTGTTTCATCAATGGTGTAATCACCATCATTGAAGGATACATCTACATTATCTATGAACATAGACTCTGCTTCATCTGCATCTTCTGCTTCTACTTGGAAGGTACCAGTGATTCTAAATGTACCACCATATCTTGATGTAAGTTTGTGGCATCCAATGGATTCAAGAAACTCATTGACATCAGACTTAGTGACTGTTTGCTCACCGTCTTCCCATTCAACTTCACTGAAGAAGTCACGGACTTTATTTTTAAGTTCACGGATTGCGTAGACTTGTTTGCCAAGCATGTCGTTAAGGTCATCTACTGCCTTTGCTTTCTCAATGTAACGGACAATTTCAGATTCAGTATAGTTTACTGCACCATCTACTGTTGTGATTTGGATTGTGTTCATGTGTTCCTCTCGTTGTTTAATGCTCCGTGTTCGCCACTGGCGGAGCAACCCAGTGAGGTGTCCCTTATATAAAAAAAGGATTAACGATATAAGTTCTGCGCTTTTACCCCTCAAGGTAAACCTATACTAACAAAGATAAAGCCCTTGTCTTTATCTTATCATTGCGTCCACTCAGGGTGGCCGCGGCAAGGCGAGACGCGCCACCCGTAGCGTAATGGTCAGCATGTTCTACTACTGCATGCCATGCACCAAAGGCTGTGCCTCTGATGTTCTCTTGTGTTTCTGATTCGCTATAGATGGACCATGCTTTAGCACGGGAATCTTTAGCAATAGTCTGTTGCTTACGCTCACCTCTAGTGAGTAGGTCGTATGGTTTATCTTCTACTGTAGTAGGTAGAGGCCATACTCTCTTGAAGAAGTTAACTGCTTCTTGTCGTGTCATTGGCTTGCGTAACAAATTGTTAGCAACCAATTGATAGTCTGCTATAGCAGTGTATGTTAGGTTAGTAATGTTGCGGATGTCCGCAATAGATAACTCTTGATTAGTTGTGTGTGTCATGCGGTATGTGTACTCATTGTACTTTCTACCTGTGTTACTAATCAAGCCGTTAACTTGGTTAGCGCAGAACAAACGCTCAATGACTGGCTTAATTACTACTGATGATGAACCATCATGTGATGTCTTAACCAATAGGAACGCAGCATGTGGGTCATTGGCTACCTCTACACCTTGCGGTAACTCAAGTAGCATCCAGATGTTAGCACCACCATTAAACTCACCTGCTGCGGTATAACGTGCATCACCTGAGTCTACCAATGTATCTAGTGCATTAAATACTTCCATGTTCTGTACCATTTTGTATTTCTTACCAACAATACCAATGACTGTGTTGTTATCCTCACGGATAATAGCCTGCTTCTTTGGTACATCTATGTATGTGGCTGGTGTTACACCATGCTCATTAATAGATAGAGGTGTACTTACTGCTTGTAGTTCACTTGTGCGTACAGTCCAGTTAAGTCCTGCTTGTGTTGCTGCATCACGGGCAGAGGTAGCCTCAACTGCAGTGCCACCTCTTACCCATGCTGATTTGTTTTTAGTTATTGTCATCTGTCCCTCCGAATATGCCTGCCTTTACGCGTGGATGTAGTTCCAGGCGCATGCTATTGAATGCACCAACAGGCCAGTTAGTTTGGAACACTCGGCTCAATAGTGTTGCTAATGAATAGCCTTGTGCTAATGCTGGTTTCAATGCTTCATCTGCTTTACCATCTTGATGCTTCTCATAGTATGTAAGAGCAAGCAATGTAGTAGGTGCAGCAATGTACTTAGCGGGTGCATGCTTTGTTAAGAACTCAAAGCATAGTCTAGCCTTCTCTTCTGCTGGGTCATACATTCCTAGTGCATAGTCACGCACTTGAATATCTTTGAGTGCTAGTATAACAGCGGCTGTTGTGATAGATAGTTCATCTTCACTTGTTTCTTTACTCAAGTCAAAGTTAGTATAGAAATCTTCTACTAACCTAGCAGCGCTTTGTTGTTCAGGTGTACCCATTTCAAACTGTCCGTGCTCATCTTGACTAGACAGTTTTTTGATTTGTTCTATTCTTGATTTGATTATTGTTTTATTCACTTGCTTCTCCCTTGTTTAGTCGTGTGTCTATCCATCTATGTATGGACATGTTTGCCCCATACATAGTTACTGCATCCTGCACCCAGAAGAGTGCAGCATCATCGTTATCTGCTTCTACTTCTATCTCTACTTGTACTATGTAACTAGTACCAGCCATGTTTCCTCCAATGTGACCACGCAATTGATGGCTTATCATACCTATGTATTACATACTCCAGCCCCCGCGCAACTTGTTGCGGGGCTGGGGTCCCAGGTTTAGTACCTAGTACTTGTGCTATGCCATAGGCTGTTGAGTTAGGATTGTCTGCATTATATTTCCATGCTGACTCTTTACCCCATAGTTTCATCAGTGCTTTGTGTTCACCTCTACCCCATTCGGGGTACCACATCTTCATGTATGACAAAGCATACATCTTGGCTGCATATGGTGTCCATACTTTAGGTAATCGTTGTTCGTTATAGCATAGGTTATTGACATGCTGCGAGTAATACTTTAATGGTAAACCTACAAGACTTGTTAGTGTCAGCAGTATACTGCCACCAACAGCAATCCATTTTCTTATGTTACTCATTGCTATCTCCTTAGTCTTCGCTCCCATACATGCGGTCAGGCTCACTGTTACAGGTACATTCTATCACATAGTTACCGCAGTACTCGCAGTCTCCATCTTTACCTAACGCTGTGTCATCTTCTAGTGGTGGCTCATAGGTCATCGTAACAGACCCCACATACCCACTCAGCATGTACTGCTATCATATCTGACATTGGTGTTTGTTCTTCACATCGCCAGCATGCAATGGTATCTTCTTCTTCGTTTAATATCTTATGAAGCACTGGCGTTAATGCCCGTGCTGCTGCATCTAATTTATCTTGCAATTCTTTGCTCATTGTACATTCTCCCTTGTGTTAATTGCTTATGATATATTTTCATAAGCAATTGTATAGGTTCTTCTTCTTTGACTAATGATTCAATAGATACTTCATACCTGTTACATAGATGTATCAGGTTCTCAAGCGTTGGTTTTCTATCTCCTCTTTCCCAACTGCCTAATGTCATTGCAGTTACTCGTGTAATTCTAGATGCTTCGCTAAGTGTCAAGCCTTTGGCTTGTCGTATTGCTCGTAGTCTTTTGCGTACAGTTCTATAGGTTGGGTTCATTATCTTCCTCCATATTGCATACATCACATAGTGTGCCGCATTGACTGCAGCGTGCGTCATCATTCATTTGTTACTACCTTTCTAAACATCTGACTCCACCATCCTAGTGCAGTGCAGTCATTACAATAGTATTGTCCTGGTGTATCGCTGCATAACCAATGATGTTTATGCTTGCTCATTGTTAGTTTGGTATGACTTGCGCCATGCTTGTAGCCTAGCCTTGAGGAATCTGTTTTCTTTTAATAGTTGTATGTTAGCATACAACATAATAATTATTAGTGTTAGGCTAGTACCTAACGCTATAGTTATAGCAATTATATCACCTTGTGATAGATACATAATGTTCTCTCTCTCTCTTGTATGTAGTGTGTAGTTGACCGACTCGCTGCTCACCATCTTTGCTACTGCTTGGCTTACTGAAAGAGAGGCAGGGATGATTAGTCCCTGCCTCTATCTAATCAGACTTGTTCTACATCCAGTACCTCTAGTTGGTAACGGAACTCATCAGGTCCACCTGTTTTGGACTTAGCAACCCATTGGGTTAAGCGTCCTGTTAGTGTGACTGGGGTTGATTCTGCTGTGCCTTGTCGGGCATTGTCTAGTGCTACTAGTTCAGCAATGATTGCTGGGTCTGTTGCTTTGAAGCCTACACCTACGATGTATCGTGGGTTACCGCTTGCATCGCCGTTGCTCATGCGTGCAACATCTCGCTGGCTAATCCAGCCTAGTAGTTGCGTGCCGTATTCGTTAGTCTTGAGGCTCTTGTCTGTGAACGCTTTGATTGAGCCACTAACTGTTAGTGTATTTTGTAACATGTTTTCTCCTTGTTGTAGTTAGTTGGTCAGGGTTACCCCTGTCAGAAGGACAGGGGAACCCTGCTTCAGAGATTGTTCTCTAAAGGTTTGTCGCAGACTTGGCAGTCATTGAACATCTTGGGCGTAAGCAGGTTGCACCATTGGCATTGTGTCTCACGCATGTATTGTGTGTAATCATCTAATTCCCATAGGTTATCGAGCACTCCTCCGTCAACGAGTTGCACTATGGGTGGTGTAAATTCTTCACGGGTATCTTCTATCTTCAGTGTATAGATACTGAAGTATGGTTCTATTCTTGTGGTAGAACTAATCCAGTCATGTCCACTGGGGTTGTCATCTGTTCGTGACCACATAGTCTTGCCGTATTGCATGTTGCCCTCATCTACTAACTCGTAGGCTATGGCATCATCTCGTCCTTCTTTGTCTTCAATGCATGGAATGCATCTATATTCTGGACTGTACTCACTGACTAGGGCGCAGTCATAGCAGGTGTTAGATACTGATATGCCCTGAGATTGTGCGTACTCACTCATCGTAGTTATCTCCTTTGCTGTTGTCTGGTGCTTCTGACATTATACGAGCCATCAGTCCGTCATCGGACATGGCTCGATACAACATCTCCTTGTATAGTTCTTCTGTCATGAGTTGATACCTTCCTCTGTTGCTGGGTGTGGCGGTATGTTCATGAGTACATCCATGATGTACTCGTTGGCTTGATAGCGGGTGATGTCACCTAATTCTACAGCCTTAACTATGTCATAGATAGCAAGGCGTGGTGATAGTTCTATCATTTTGCTTCCTCTCTTATTGCCATTAGCATGATACCGAGGTGGTTCATGCCTTCTCCGTCACTTACGCCCCAGAACTTATCGTTCCAGGTATTACCTTCAATTATTTTTTTATCTCCAGTTGCTATTAGTTTAGCGGTTAGGTCTGGATGCTGGGCAAACTTTGCTTGCAGAATATTCCACATTACGGATAGTCTTACCTCATTCCAGTCTGGTCTTATCTTTATCTTTTTGCCTAACGCTTTGGCTTGTGCTCCGTTGATAACGGTGAACATTTTTCTTTCGCTTTTATTAGCACACTTGCTGGCTTGGAATGCACACTCTGCATTAGGGTAGGTTAAGCCTTCATATACGATAGGTACTGACCAGAAGTTACTAAGGTAAGTACCTTTCAGATTATCTATCATCTTACTTCCCTTCTTTCTTATGCTTATAATCAGTAGGACATGAGCCACCATAGAAGCAAGGGCAACTCTCTTCATCAACCAGAACAACTTTCATAACACACAACCTTTCATAGTAGGAAACTTACATAAACCAGACCTTCACGGCTAGTCAAGGGGCGTTTTTCCCCTTGACTGCCGTGATAGTTTTAGACCTGAACAGCCCAACCAGAGAGCCACTCAGGTGACTCCTCAACCAGTACGCGGGTAGGAATCTTTCTTTCTTTAGCCTTCTTGATGGTATCGGCTGTACCTTTCGAGTTATCTTTATGGAAGGCAAGCACCGCTTGAACATCAGTCTCAAGCATCGTGGTGTTGCGCTTGAATCCTGCGCTCTTGCCATGCAGTGTCCAGTCAGGCTCGTGAATCTCGACCACCCAACCGAGGTCAACTGCGATTAGTTCCGCGATGCGGTCAGCACCGATAGCGTGGCCTGAAACCAGCACCACATTCTTGTACTTCTTAGCAATGAACTGTAGTTCAGTTGCGATAACCTCAACATCAGACCAATCGCGTGAACCAGTAACTAGCAATCTAAACATATCGAACTCCTTAGAACTCAAACTACGTAGTTATCAATCTAATAACTACAGAATCCAGACCTTCAGCCAGTGTCAATCCGAGTCTTTTCATCGGATTGATGCAGGCTGATACAGTGCGGTCAGCAGGTAGGTACGAGTAGAACCATAGCCAGCAGTAGACATTTATTTATTAGACTGCCCCCACCGTTTTGTTTTTATTTCGGTGGGCAGACAGTATCCTGTGACAGCATGACCAGTCTACAGTGCTGTGCTGTTTTAGATTAATAAATCTAGGGGCGACAGACCCTAGGTTTATTAATATGCTGGTAACATAAGTAGAGTATCTCTACTAATATATTTCTGGGGGTATAGTGACAGTGCTCTGAGCAGGGCTTTTACATATCTGATAAAACTCACAGGATAAAAAGTGTTCGTTTTACCTGTTTGAACGGATTAAGTATATATAGAGATTGTTTTTATTTTACTATGTACTGCAAGGCTTTTTGGAGCCTTGCTAGACTGTACAGACTAACTGTACAAACTGTACTTAATAGGCGGGATAGTACTGCCATAAGGGGACCTATGGCATCAGGATTTCAAAAGGGTAAAGACCACCATCTGGTCAAGAACCTTAAGGCTGTACAGGATGCAGTCCTGGAACGTATCAAGTCTGGCTACACCATCCAAGCGGCTATGGCATCTGAAAACAAGAAAGCAGATACCATCCGTCAGTGGATGCGCCGAGACCCCGACTTTGCCAGGGCCCTTGAAGAGGCTAAAGAAGAGGGAACTAAGCAATCCTTTGATGCCCTAGGGCTAACCAAGGAGTCAATTGAGTTCTCAGACTTTTCACAGATGTTTTTGGGGCAGACCGTATTTCCACACCACCAGGACTGGGTAGACCTTTTAGAGGGATACGAACCCACCTGGCTACACCCTTCTATGATTTATGAGCCTGGGGAGAACAACAGACTTCTGGTGAACGTACCGCCAGAACATGCTAAGTCCACTGTCATCACGGTGAACTACTCGACTTACCGCATCGCTCTCAATCCCAACGTCCGCATCATTGTGGTCTCAAAGACTTTGAATAAGGCTAGAGAGTTCGTTTACGCTATCAAGCAACGATTGTCTCATCCACGCTGGCTAAAACTGCAGACCGCATATGGTCCAGATGGCGGGTGGAAAGAAGACGCTGATACTTGGAAAGCCGATACAGTCTACCTTGGGAGCGATGCGCGTAACTCTAGCGAGAAAGACCCCACCCTCCAAGCCCTTGGTATGGGCGGCCAGATTTACGGTGCTCGTGCTGACCTGATTATCCTTGACGACTGCATCACTACTGCCAATGCCCATGAGTGGGAAAAACAGATGGACTGGCTGCAGAAGGAAGTTATCACCCGTCTGGGCAAGAACGGCAAACTGCTAGTAGTTGGGACACGAATTGCTGCTAACGACCTTTATAAAGAACTTCGTAATCCTAAGCATTGGTCTGGGGGTAGGACTCCCTTTACTTACATGGGGATGCCTGCTGTCCTTGAATATGCTGAGGAACCCGAAGACTGGGTTACGCTTTGGCCGTACTCGGACGTACCCTGGGACGGCGACGATGACACGCCTTCAGAAGACGGCCTCTACCCTAAGTGGGACGGCGAAACCTTATTTAAGCGCCGCAGCGAAGTTACACCATCAACGTGGGCACTCGTCTATCAACAAGAAGACATCCAAGAAGATTCTATCTTCCCGCCCGTGTTGGTGCGGGGAGCCACGAATGGGATGCGAAAAAGAGGACTGCTAAGTGCGGGTGCTGCAGGACATCCTCCTAAAGTACAGGCTCATACTGTAATTGGCTTTGACCCCGCTATGGCGGGGAATGCTGCCTTTGTTGTTGCAGCATACAACAGAGAAGACGGCAAGATTTATATTCTTGACTGTATCAACATGGAAGAACCGACACCTCAAAAGATTCGTGCAACAATTGAAGAGTTGACTATCAAGTACAAGCCACAAGAGTTTCGTGTAGAAATCAACGCCCATCAGAAAGCATACTCACTAGATGAAGAACTCAGACAATGGCTTGCTTCTTACGGCGTACGACTTGATGCTCACTTTACAGGCAAGAATAAATGGGACACATCTTTCGGCGTTGCCTCAATGTCCAACCTCTTTGGAACAGAACGCGAAGGCAAGTTTCAAGACAATAACATCATTGAACTACCATCCTCAGAAGGTTCTGAAGGATTAAAGGCTTTAACTCAGCAACTGCTTACGTGGAAACCTGATACTAAAGGTAAGACAGATACTGTTATGGCTATGTGGTTTGCCGTTATTCGCATCCGCGAACTAATGCAACAAGCAAGCAATAGTGCTACCTATGCTTACAACAGATGGGCAACAAGAGCACAGACAGATAAACGATACGCCATTAATTTAGATGAGGCTTTCTCACAACAGTGGCAAGACATATACGGATAAGGAACTCAGATGGCTAAGTACTCTAATCGTACTGATGTAAGGGTTAAGTCAAAACCTATTGGTGGTAAGACTGGTAAAGCAATGAAAATTGTTGATGAATACCTTATACCTAAAACTCCTGCAGATGCTGCTTTGTATTTAATACCATACGGTAAAGTTGCGCGTGCTGTTGCTGGTATTACAAAAAAAGGTGCTAAATATGTTAGCAAAGCATATAGAAATATAGGTAATTAATTGTGGCTAATGTAGCAAAGATAGTAAGCAAAGTAGTCAAAAAAGTTAGTGCTAAAGATGCAAAAGATATTGCTAAGGCTACTGTAGGTAAATATCCACCATCAGGACCACCACGTGCAATTGTTAAGCGTGGTACTGGATTATCACCTAGTGAAAGTGCAAGAGTTCGCGTTAAACAACCTGTAACAAGAGCAACAAAAGCACCTAAGAGTCCTGCTGAAATTGCTCGTTTAAAAGCAGAAGCACGTCAAGCAAAATTAAATAAAGTACTACGCCCAATATTGCCTCGCGGCACAGCCGCTAAAGGCATGCGCCGTAGTCCTGCTGAAGAAAAAATATATAAAACAGATTTACGCGACAAAGGTAAATATACAGTTCGTAATTTAAATTCAACAAGACCTCGTGAATTATCTGCAGATGAAAGTCGCGCAGTAGCACAACGCAAAGCAAATGATGTTAATGCAGCAAAAGATGCAAAAATGCGTGATGCTGCACGTAGACGTGATGCTAAAGTAGCACAAGACCGTCCAGGTCCTAATCCTAAAGCCGAAAGTTATAACCTTATAGAAGCAGACTCTCGCGCTGCTAAAGCATTAAAAGAAATTAAAGCACGTGAACGTGCTGCTTTAATAGCAAAAAGAAACGCTTCTAAGAGTCGTACTCCTATTAGCAAAAGGGTAACCACAAGAAAAAAACTAAGCAAAACTAGACTGATAGGAAAATAAAATGCCAAACGTAGGAAAAATTGTATCAGCAGTTGCAAAAGCAGCAGCAAAGAAAAAAGCAGCAGCAGCAAACGCTAAAGGATTAAAAGCAGCAAATAAAGGTTCATTGGCTCCTAAGGGATACAAGCCAGATACTGCTGGACGTAAAACTGTTACTACTGCAGGAAACCGTGGTCAAGGCGAACAGTACAGCACAGTTGGAGGAATGTATTTCCCAGGGACTACACGTAAGAAAGCATTTAATACTGCAGCACGAGATGTTGATGCTGCTCGTAGAATGGCAGCAAAAGTTGGAGATACAAAGAATGCTGCTCCAAAGAATGTTGTTTCACGTTCTGGCAAAGTTGCTAATACTTCAAGATTAATTAAGAAGTCTGCAAAAGGTAAATAATTTTTTTAATCAATCGTTAGGACAATAATGGCATTAACAATAGAGCAGGTAACGGCACGGGTTGATTCCCTTCGTTACCGCAATCACGAACGTGATGCGCGTAACCTTGACGTACTTGCAGTACGTAAAGGAAAGATTGCTCAGGTATATCCTAACTTCTTTCCAGAAGGTGTTGATGCTAACGTAGTAGCAAACTTTATTGACATTGTTGCTCGTGACCTATCTGAAGTTATGGCTCCGCTTCCAGCGGTTAATTGTTCTGCAGCCAATCAAGTATCTGATAGAGCACGTACCTTTGCTGATAAACGTACTCGTATTGCCTCTAACTATTTCCAACACTCAGACCTAGCAGTACAGATGTACTCAGGTGCTGACTGGTATCTAACATATGGATTCGTCCCATTCATTATTGAATTAGACGATGAAGCAAAACTGCCACGTATTCGCATAGAAAATCCTATTGGGGCTTACCCAGAGTTTGACCGCTATGGACGTTGTGTGGCATTTGCTAAGCGTTACTCTATGACACTTGGTGAACTAGTATCTCAGTTCCCAGAGTATGATAGAGAACTTCTTGGACCAGATGGATACAAGCAAGACCTTAACGCAGTAATTGAAATGGTTCGTTACTACGATAAAGACCAATCTATAATCTATGTACCACGTAGAAGCAATCTAGTTCTTTCTGAGGCTGCTAATCCGCTTGGTAAAATGATGGTTGTTGTTGCACGTAAGCCATCTATTGATGGTGAGATGCGTGGACAGTTTGATGACGTGCTTGGTATTCAGTTATTGCGCAATCGATTTGCATTACTTGCAATGGAAGCGGCAGAAAAGTCAGTACAGGCACCAATTGTTCTACCGCAAGATGTGCAAGAACTGCAACTTGGTGGTGATGCGGTTATCCGCACAGCCAATCCAGCAGGCGTACGCCGCGTAGAACTTACTTTGCCACAAGGCGCATTTACAGAACAACAAGTTCTTAATCAAGAACTACGTGTTGGTACACGATACCCTGAATCTCGTACTGGAAACATAGATGCTTCTATTGTTACTGGT